CAAAGGCTGCAACCGCAGGCGCGGCCAAGACGAACATATTCGCCCACGAGGTTATCAACTCACTCAGTAAGACGGCTAGCAGCTATTTCGACTGGATGGTAGCCGATTTGGCTTGGACCGGTGGGCTAAGCAACGATCAGATGTCTCTGCTCGTCATGTGGCATTTCGTGTTGTGGCGCAAAGGCTTCGCCTACCCGCTACGACATCTAATGAGCTTCCTGTATGGTGAAGGAGGTGCCCTACGAGCAGCCAGCCTCTCCGAGATGGTCAAACAGATCGGAGTCGGGGTCAATCCGTGGCTGGGACCGTTCACAGAGTTGACTTGCCTATACGGGCGGGGTGCGTACCATGCTGACATAAGGCGTGATATAGACATGATTTGCCACGGCGAGATACCAGCAGGGCACAATATCGAGTTGCCGGTTGGTGTGGTGTACGCCGAGGCCATGCGCATATTCGCGGAGGCGACGCCATCGATCGTCGGAGCGGAGGCGGATGCCAGATGGATACTGTCATCTATGAAGTTGGAGGACTACTGGCAGTCGAGGCACGCCCTGTGCGTCAATGGGTCGTTGCATGTGCCGACTGTTGATTACCGATTCGGACAGCCTGCCCGAGGAGTGCAGCAAACTAAGATGATGTGGCTCGAAGCACAGAGAGATAATCCGATGTTCATGACCCCGCCTAGGATAGAAGCGAGCATAGCCATCAAACACGAGGCGCCCAAGCAGAGGATCATCAAGTCAGCAGATGTCGTGTCCTATGTTTGCGAGGATTATGTGCAACGGGCTGTCGAGAAGCACTGGCAGCACTCAGAAGTGTTGCTCGACCCAGCATGCACTACACGATTCGAAGAGGCTGAGCGCGTGCGGGGCATGGCCGGACGCATCTACCTGGCAACCGACTATACGAGCATGGATCACATACACAGTCTAAGATCGCTGCGGGAGTTAGCCCAGGCGAAGTGTGATTATTTCGGTGTGCCATCTGCTTATGCAAGTTGGTTGCTGGCGGCAGAGGACGAGCAGTACATTCGGTACGAAGGTCAGCTGCACCGCGTCCGCTATGGCCTGCTCTCGGGCCGCAGAACGACTGCGTTCAGCAACTCTGTGCTAAACTGTGTGTACAGCAGGCTGATATGTCGAGCCGCCAGAGTGGTGCCGGCAGCCGCCTTCTACACCGGGGACGACTCGATCTTCCGCTTCTGGGCTAGAGAAGATGCATTGGCGGTGTGGAGCGCAGCCCGGAGCAGCCGATTCTCGTACAATCCACGGAAGGTGTCATGTGGTACAGGCGCCGAGTTCCTCCGTCATGCTATCACAGATCAGGGCTCGCTGGGTTACGTGAACAGGAGCCTCGCGTCATGGGTCTGCGGTTCATGGACGGTCGAGTTGCGATTGGCGAC